GGTAAATACATAAGACCGAGTGGAGCTAGCATTGGTAAGTGCGCCAGCAAACGTCCCGGCGAGAGTTGACAGGGCGATAAATTCAATGGTCACCGGCAGGGCGTTGGCCGTGCCCCAATTTGTATCGTTAAAATTGCAGCCTTCGATGAATTGAGCCCATCGAATAGCATCCGCCGCCACGGGCGTATAAGCAGTCGTCGTCTGCCATTGGAAGGAATACGAGAAACCTGTTGCTGCGAGGTTCGGCCCCGCCAGTCCAACCTGCCCCACAGTGCCCTTGCTTGCCGTAAGGTTAGCAAGGCTAAGTTTCCAACGGTCGATGATGTAGGCAGGCGTCGTCGGCATGGCGATCACGGTGCCCCCATTGCGCTGATCCACCGACATGTCGCCGTTGATGATCCGGTTGCGGTAGCGGACGCTCGTCCATGGGTTGCCGGTCCCGGTCCATTTCACCCCGTCCCAAATCCACACCGTGCCGTCAGGACTGGTGAAGGGCTGGCCGGTGGCGGGCGAGGCGGGGAAGTTGATCATCGCGCCCGCCTCGCCCAGAGTTTGCCAATCGCCGTGGTCGTGCCGCTGGGGAAGTTCCCCTGTCCGACAAGATAATACGTAGTCGTCGCCGACAGACTGACGCGACAGGGCGACAATGGCATTATCGCATAAGCATTGGCGACGAAGCTCAAAGCAAACTGTAAACGAGACGAACCCAGTGAAATACTTGGAAGCGTGGCGCTGCCAGCGCCAATGCCTGCGTAAGCCGACGTTCCACCCCCGGCGCCGAAAAGTATCCAAACTTCGCCCTGAACATCCCAATCCCCCGGCGTCAGAGAAATGCTAGCGACGTTCGCGGTCGTTCCAGAGGTTAGCGTCACAGCGGTGGCGTTAAGGCTGCTGATCACCTCCCCGATCTGCCCCGTCGGCGCGTCCGAGCCGTCCGTCACGCCCTGCTTCGGCAGATACGCGCCGCCGCTGAAGTTGTTGGCGATCACCCACTGGCTGGAGTTCGCGTCGGTGAACCAGATGTACGTCTGCGACCCAACACTATCGAACCACATGTCGCCGTTATGCGGCGAAGACGGCGCGACATCGCCGATGGTGACCCGCGCCGCGGCGCCGGAATTGTTGGTCACCACCCACTGAGTGGAGTTCGGATCCTGGTACCAGAGGAACATCTGGCCCGAGACCGAATCCCACCATAGGTCGCCGACTTTGGGCGTCGTCGGCGCGGTGTCGCTGACGGTGACAGTCGCGCCAGGCGGCGGAACCATCGACGTGACCGTCGACCGGACCCAGCGGGTCGACGGCACCGAGGCAGAAGAGTCGGCCGCGGGCGGATCGTTGAGGATGACCGGCGGCGCCCCGCCGCTGGTCCCGGCGATGCCCGTCGTGGCGATCAGCGTCGGAGCGGAAAGGTTTCCCGTCAGCGTGCCGCCGGCGAGCGGCAGATAGGCCGAGAGGCTCGCGCTGACTTGCGCTCCCGTCTGGTAGCCAGCCGGATTGCTCGCCGCATAGCGCGACGTGTCGCTCGGATGGACGTGATCGCCGCGCGACCATGCCGTCGCCGTTCCCGGCGCTGCGGTCCCATCCATCAACGGAGGCGTCGTCGACGGCGGCGGCGTCGTTTTGGAGTCGACGTACTCCTTGGTCGCCGCCTCGAGCGGCTGCTGCGGATCCGCCGCCAGCATCACCGGATCGTGAAATGTCACAACGCCGGTGGCGCGCACGATGGTGATCGGCGAATCGACCAGCTGCCCGGAGTTGAATCGTTGAATGGCGAAATCGACTTGCGGCGTGCCGTCGTTGAGCACCACCGCCCACAGGTTCTGATCGTTGGCGACCGAGGTGACCGCGCCCGGAGCGCCGGTGATCTGAATGGTGTCGACGCTCGAAGTGACGCTGTCGGGCGGCGCGCAGCCGCACGCGCTCTGCCAATCGCCGTTGACCGGCAATCCGTCAACCACCCATTGGTCGTTGCTCATCGCGGCCCTCCGGGATGACGCTGAGCATAGAGCCGCTGAGCGGCCTGCTCATAAGCGTCCATCATCTGGGGAAATTGCCGATTGTAATAAGCTCCGTCGTCGATCTGCTGATCGCTGATCGAGCCGCGGCCCGCCTCGACGCTCGGATTGAAATTCCGCAACATCTGCGCCCGAACCGTAGCCTCTTCCGACATCTTGGCCATGTCCGGAGTGATCATATTGGCGTCGCGCAAAGCCTGAATGCCCCGATGCATGCTCTCATGCACGCTGGTCGAAGGATATTCGCCGGTGGAGACGATCTGGTCCTGGCCGGGCGTGTACTGGCCGCCGATGGTCAAGCCGGGAACCGGCTGGGAAGGCAGCGCCATGTGATGGGGATCGAAGCCGAGAGAAGCCAGCGCGCTGCGCCGACTGCCGAGATACGCCTGCATCAGATTGTCGGCGTTGCTTTGCGAGATGGGGCCCGGAGAAGGGATCGCATCAGCGTTGAAGGCGTCGATGGTTGCGTCGTGGCCCTGCGGCTGACTGAGCCGGGCGCTGTATTGCGGCGGCAGATTGGGAGACAGCGGCCCATACGGGACGATCGGCTGAGCGTAAGCCGCCGATGGATCGCCATAGGAAACGTCAGCAGCGCGAGCGGCGGCGACCTGATCGGCGCCTGGATAAGGCGTCGTGCGGACGTCGGGAACATCTGCCTTCTGAGGGCCGCTCGAGCCGAACAGCCAATCCCACATCAGCCGAAGCTCCGCCTGTGGCCGCGCGCCAGCAGCGAGCCCGACGCCCTAGCGCGCTGATGATTGGCGTTGAGCTTGGCGATCATATCCTCCGCAATCGTCTTCATCGCGCCGGCCTGCGCCTCTTCGCCGACCGCATGCAGATCGGCGTGCATCAACGCCGCGTAACGGTAGAGCGACGGAAACTTGGTGTAGACCCAAGAGTTGACAGTGTCGGAGAAGACCGGCACTTCGGCGTAATAGTTCAACTGAAACTGGGTGCCCTCAATAGCGTCGACCGGACCGCCGAAATAGATCGTCCGTCCCTCGATCGTATACTTGTTGGCGGTGGATTCCGAGCTCGCCACATTGCTCGACGAATAGGGACTCACCGGCAGTCTGAAGAACTGGTCGCGCGGCAAGTAGCGGATCGGGTACCACTGGCTCGGCGTCGAGGTGTTGGCGATCAGCATGAAGTCCGACTCGAGCCAATCGTCGGGCAGCGGCGCGCAGCCTTGAGTGACATTGTTGGTCGCCGTGCAGATCATACGGTCGATGCGGAGCTCGGCGTTGAGCTTCGATTCGGCGTCGCGCACGAAACTGGTCAGGAGAGTCGGACTCCAATCCTGCCGATTCGCCCAATCCGCGAGCGAGGCTGTGAAATCAGCGAAATCAGTGATTAGAACCTCCCCATCAAAATCAGGATGAGGATGATCACCAGCACCAAGCCGATGCCGCCGACGCCGTAATAGCCGCCGCCGTAGCCGGTCGACCACGGCGCCCCGATATACGGGCCGCCAACGGCTCCCAGGAGAATCAGGACGAGGAGAACAACCAGGACGAGGCCGATCGGGCTCATTGGCGAATCTTCTCCATCACGACGCTGCAGGCGTCTCCGGTGATCAGCGTCTTGCCGTCGCTCATGTCGATCACGCACTTGGCGCCGGACGCGAAATGCTCGCGATGAGCGTCGCGCACGTCGTGCAACTCCACGATCTTGGTGGGATCGATCCAGATCGGATGACCGTCCGGCGCCTGCAGCTGGATGAGGGCGAGGACGATCGCGCGCACATCACACCCACCCGGGCGAGGTGCGGAACGGCCGCCCCTCGCCGTTCCACCACTTCTTCCAGTCGCTTTCCTCCCATTGCTCGAGGCAGGCGCGCTCCCAGACGGCGACCGGGACCATGCCGACGCCCCACAGGTCGGCACGCGGATCGTGGTTGTCGCGCCGCGCCGCGGCGCTCTCGAGAATCGGCTCGACGTCCTGCTCGGTCTGCACGGTGACCCGATCCGGGTCGTCGTCGTCCCAGATCAAGCTGCGGCGGACGCCATCGACGTCGCGATAGATCCGCTTACGCTCGGTCACGGTATTACTTCTGGATACCGTTGAACAAGATATGCGCGAGCGCGTTGCGCATCTCCATGCCCCACTCGACGACGATCATCCGCGTCTCAGCGTCGCCGGTGCGCGCCATGAGGTACTGACGGAAAGAGCGGAAGAACGCCACCGCGATATAGTCCGGATCGATCAATAGAGCGATGTCGGGCGCGAGCCAACGACTGGGGATGACCTTCACTCGACCAAAGTCGGTCGCCAGCACATCGACGGTGCTTACGACCTCCGTCTTCCCGACAAGAACCTGCGTAGTGCTTCGGCCAACGAATGTAGAGATGGTTCTTTTGGGCCCCGGCGGCACCACCCACAGCGAAGGGCTCGCCCCGTTGGTGTAGGCCTTCTGCATCGAATCGCCGAGCATCGCTTCGGTGATGGTGATCGGCGTGCCGGGCGCAGGGAATGGCGAATCGCCCGGCGCCGCGCCTGGCGTGGTCGGCAGGCCGGTGATGACCGTGCCGGGCGCGACCGCGCCGTTGGCCGCCCCGGTCTTGTCGGTGGCGCGCGCCAGCCAGTGCGCGATGCCTTCGGTGACGCGGGCGTTGGGAGTAGTATCGTCGCCGTTGACCCGTTGCTGCCGCGAGCACAACCCGGTCTCGATGTCCGACTTGAGCACCTTCGAGGCCATCGCCATCTGGTGCGCCATTTCGCTCGACTTGCCGGCAGCGTCGCTCTCTTCCTGCGAACCCGACACGGTCGCGTCGCGCTCGGAAATCTGAGTGACATTGTTGCGCCGGATGGTCGGCTGCGCCGGCTGATTGGAGAGCAGAAACCCTTCGATCTGCGCATTGGTGGGATTCACGGTCGGCAGAAACTCCGTCTGCCAATCGAACAGCCTATTCTTGACGTTGCGGCGCCGGACGGCGCTCATCACCGGCGTATCGAACGGATCGATGTTGTAGATTGCGTTGCTGAGATCTTCGCGGTTAGCGGTGGCCTCATACGTAGTGAAGGCGTTGGTTACCTTTGGCACGGTTGACTCCCATGGTCATAGCATTCGTCGAAACACT